GGTACGGACGTTACCGTATCCTCAGGCACAGAAGTCGTCCTTGCGACAGCGGCTTCTTCAGGGGACCTTGTTGACATCGTTGCTTACGGGGGGTTTGAATTCGCCAACTTCTCGATCAACGATGCAAACGATGTTGATACCACAGGTGTTGCCGATGGTCAGGCTCTCATCTATGACTCAGGCACGTCTACTTTCATTCCGGGAGCGGCGGGACTTTCTTGGTCTGTAAAGACAGCAGATTTCACAGCGGTGGCACAGAATGGATATTTTGTAGATACATCAGGCGGTGCGGTTACAGTAACACTTCCTTCGAGTCCTTCTGTTGGTGATCTCGTACGTATTGTAGATTTGAGTAACGCCGCAACAAACAACATCACGGTTGCGCGAAATGGCGAAGTAATTCAGGATAATGCAGATGATCTTCTTGTCGCTACAGACAACGCGGCCTTCGGTCTAATCTACTCGAACGGCACCCACGGCTGGAGACTCTTAGAGGTATAATAAGAAATGGCAGTAGCATATCAAACAATTAAGGGAGCTTCCGGACTGTACGTACCTGTTGGTATGATCATGTCGTGGACAAAGGCTTCTACACCGACTGGCTTCTTAGTATGCGACGGGTCAGCAATATCACGCACAACCTATGCGGCACTCTTCGACGCAATCGGAACAACACACGGTGTAGGGGATGGCAGTACGACGTTTAACCTCCCTGACTTGCAGGGTAGACTCCCTGTAGGGGATGATGGCGGCGTAAGCTATACGGTAGCTGGCACAGGTGGTAACGTGAATGTTAGCCCATCTGTTACAGACAACATCGCAGTGGCGGACAACATCGCAGTCAATAAGACGGGCGATGCTTCTGGTAACCTCAATGGTGCTCCAGATGCGGGTAACTTAGCGGTGAGTGTTAGCGGTACCGTGACGGTTGCTAATACTACGCTGTCTAATAGCACTATCCCCAGTCACTCGCACAATGTAAATTATCCAAGAACTGACGGGAGTGGCCCTTCGGCGAAAGGTACCGCAGGGAGTGATGCTTCTCCCAATAGTGCTGGTACTTCTAACACAGGTGGCGGCGGAGCACACGCTCACAGCTCCAACCACAACCTTTCCGGCTCTATGACCGGAGTACCCGGATTAGGTACCTTAGGTGTCACCATCAACGACAACATCGCCGTATCAAAGTCCGGTAACGTATCAAAGTCCGGTACAGTATCTGTAGCTGACATCGACACACGATCACCTTACGTTGTGATCCGCTACGTCATCAAGTTCTGAGGGAGAAGAAATGAGTTTAGCACGACAACTTGCCGATGCGGTTTCTTCAGGAGAACTAACGGCAACAGCAACAATTAAGATGTGGGGTAAGGCGACCATCCCTGATGGTTGGCTCGAGTGTGATGGATCAGCGGTAAGCCGGACAACATACGCGGACTTATTTGCTGAAATCGGTACTGGCTTTGGTGTAGGTGACGGTTCTACTACGTTCAACCTACCGGACTTGCAGGATAATGTCCCCGTCGGTAAGTCGGGAACAAAGGCTCTCGGTTCTACTGGGGGTGCGGCTTCTGTATCGCCGTCCGTTACAGACAACATCGCAGTATCAGATAACATCGCAGTATCGAGCAACATCACTGCCTCCGACAACATTGCGGTGAATAAGACAGGTGAGGCTTCTGGCTCGATGACAGGTGCTCCAGATGCGGGTAACCTTGCGGTGAGTGTTAGTGGTAATGTTTCAGTATCTAACCACACGTTAAGCGTGAACGAAATAGCCAGCCATAGTCACAATTACAACGCGGGGGGAGGGGGTAGTGCTCGTTCTGCCAGTACTGGCAATACAGCCAGTACTTTTTCATCAGGAGGCGCAGGGGGTTCTGGTTCGCACAGCCACGGCTCTACCCACAACCTCTCAGGTTCTATGACCGGAGCACCCGGATTAGGTACCCTCGGCGTAACAATTAATGATAACATTGCCGTAACGAAGACTGGAGATGTGACTCTCTCTGGTAATGTTGATAAGTCAGGTAATGTTGCGAAGTCTGGCACGGTGAGTGTCGCAGACATTACAACTCTTCAACCCTATCAGGCAGTGATCTTTATCATTAAGACCTGAGGTAACGTATGACAGAAGTTGTCCCTTTGAATAACCCGATCTCAAAACCTGCTGTAGTTAAGCAGGTATCCCCTTTTATAGGGGTGTACCCGAAAGCCGCGCCTGACGACTACTGTGATCGCGTGATGGCAAAACACAAACAACTTGAAGAGACTACGTCAGGCTGTAAAGGGGAAGAAGCAAACGGTGGATTAGGGCGGCGTAAAGATGTCTCGTTTTACTTTGAAAGGGACGCCTCTGATCTAGCCACCGAAACGAACCAGCTTCTTGATCGGGTTTTGGCTCTGTATATGGAGGAACACCCTGCTCTGGGGATGCACCAGTTCTATAGTAACTGTGTCAAAGTACAGCGCACTGGTCCTAAGGGCGGATTTCACGTCTGGCACTCAGAACGTGGGAACAACGAAAACAGAGCCCGTGTACTCGTCTGGATGATCTACCTGAATGACTGCCCAGAAGGCGAGGGAACAACAGAATTTATCGAGCAGGGGCTGAGGCTCCAGCCAGAAAAAGGGACTATCGTGTTCTTCCCTGCGGATTGGACGCACACACATCGGGGCAACCCAGTTTATACACAAGATAAGTACATAGCCACTGGCTGGTACTACCTACACGGAGAATAAAATGCCAACACTTACAGTCGTATTCGACGACAAAGTAATCATTAAGGACGGCGTCGCCTTGCACTTTGAAGGTGATGGTACCGCTGATTTTGATGCAGTGGTTACTGCACAGAGCCACACAGCTAAATGGGCTATCCAGTGGGACGGTACAACCGGCTCTATTGAAGATGCTGATCCGACTAACGATCACATCCTGCCAACTCAGGCTCAAATCGATGCATACATTGCGGCATTCGATGCAGAGAAGGAACGATTGAAACAGAAAGAGAAGACAGACTACCTTGCTCTCGATGCAGATGCCGAAGCTCGAATAGTACGCAGTGGCAAGTTGGCTGAGACAGACTGGTGGGCGATGGCAGATCGTACGATGACAGCGGAACAGACGGCGTACCGTCAAGCACTTCGTGACCTCCCTGCATCAGCAGACTGGAATCCAACAATGTCGTGGGATGACGATACATGGACGGGCTCCCTCACTGGGGTTACGTGGCCTACTAAGCCGTAAGGTAGACTAATGGACATGATGATCTGGAATCTTGTTTTATCCGCACTCATCACACTGGTGGGCTGGTTCGGTGTACAGATGCACACGGAGTTGCATCGCCTATCCATCCTCCTCAACAAAACCCGTGAAGAAATCGTGCAGTGCCAGTTAAGCATCGCAGAGAAGTACGCACGGAAAGACGAAGTCAGGGAAGACATGGAACGACTCATGGACCGCTTGGATGCCCTCGACGCTAAGATTGACCGACTCATAGAAGCACGGACATGATCTTTGAGGCCATAGCCGCCATCAAGATAGCTAACGAAGCTATCGGGGCTATCAAGGAGTTTGCCGGACACATCCAAAGTGTCGGTGAAATGGGGCCACAACTCACCAAACTCGCTGACGCTAAAGAAGAAATAGAAAAGAAAGCGAAAGATGGTGATATGGAATGCTTCTTTGAGCTAGAAAAGATACGCCAGAGAGAAGCTGAAATAAAACAAATGTTTATCTACAATGGCCGTGCAGGTCTTTGGGATGATTACTGTAAATTTATAGCCAATAGGAAACAACTGAAAGAAAATGAACGAAAGCGAATTGCCGATAAGAAAGCCCGTAGAGCTAGACAAATTAAAGACTGGAGTATTGGTATCGCTGTTACCGTGGCCACCCTTTCTGCTATTGGCATATGCGGTTACTTCCTTTATTGGCTCATAAGTGTGAAGGGGAAGTAGGGTGTGGCTCGTATATGGAATCATCACCCTAGCTATCCAACCCGGTATATTACAGATTGTTGAACGTAGAGAATACACCGACCCACAGGATTGTTTTAAAGACGCAATGGTCATAATGGCAGATGCAGAAGACCCAAGGGGCATGGCCTGTGTACCAATACCAAGCGACAAGAAGGGAACATAATGACAGACCAAGAAAAGATGTATGACCTCAATGGTGATGGGGTGATTGATGCTGAAGAACGCAAGATCATGCTGGAAGACATGCGCAGAAAGATGGAGGACAACGATGCACAACGTGACTCCATTC